GTCTCAACATCCCGTTCTCCCGTGTCCAGGAGAACGGATGAGAACGGGTTATCAAATAAAACGTTGATCGTTGAAGCGCTTCCGCCGTCTGGCGTATAGGTTGCCGCGGTTCCGAAATCATCAGTTAAAAATAAATCGGAAAGATCGGATGCGCTTTCAATACCCATCGTTATTTCTTTTTCGCTTTGGGCTTCGGCTCGTCTTTATACTCGACGGCGCGATTCATCCCTATCATAGAGCGAGCGTTTCTTTCGCTTGTTTCAACGACTTGACCTTTCAAGACCATATCGCCATCCAGCATGACGTTCGCAATCATTTTGATTTTCACTTTTCCGCCTTGCTCACTAGAGGCCCCAACGAGGCCCCCAGCGGTTTTAGTGGTTAACATTAACTATCGTTTGTAATCGCAAACGAACCAGCATGACGTACGCCGAAATCGGCATCGACAAAAACAATCAACCGAATTCGTCCATCGTCAAACTCGCGATGTACGCTTACATCGATACCAGGACTCCAGTAACCGAGTAATGCTTGACTCCAGTCACCGAAGATTGCTCTTTGTTTTCCGCCCATTACGAGAGAGGAGGTGACTTCGGCCCTAAATCCGCCAATGTCGTTTCCTTCCATAACGAAACGTCCTGAACCTGAATCTCGGCTTCGAGCTTTAGCGTCCGCGGCTAATACCGGATGAATCGCATAGCCTAATGATCCTTGGTAGGCGTTTGCGCTCATTACATCACCCTGCATCGCCATAGCGTTCGCCCATGAAAACTGATCTGCGGTAATTAATGTGATTCCGACTCCAGCTGTATTACAAATACCTGCGGGATCGTTGCTTTCGCCTAATGAAACCAAACATGCTTCATCAAGAGCGACGGCGGTTGATAAGGAAATCTCTTCTCTTACCAATCGCTCAACATCCATCGAACTTTGCAAACGAAGCTGGCGTGACAAATCCACGCGCAAGGCGTAGGTTTTTGCACTCAAACTTAGCTGATCGTAGCTAGGCGTTACGTCTGCTGCATCCGCACTCTCTGCAATCCATCCGCCAGTAATTGCGGCATCGCGTCTAGGAATCTTGATAATTCCATCAAGGTTACGCAGGACTCTTGCGCCCATTGAGACAGTAATCATATTATTATCGAGGAACTCGATAAAACTAGATCCGTCTAAAATGGTCGGAACTAAGTTTGCGCCATCACCGGAACCCGCTAAAAGCTCGCGCTTATTAAAGGTTGTTCGATTTGACAGACTTCGCTCGTGCAAAACTTCATTAGGGATATAAACTCCACGCGCTTCACGATGCTGCTTTTTTTCCTGCGCTCTGCAAGCTTCTAGCTCAAACGACGCATTATTCTGAGCTGTTTGATCATGCGGTCGCGCAAGTGCGTTGACCAAACGAAGGAAAGAGAAATCGCTGGTTTCCTTTTTTGTTAATCCAACGTCGTAATGCTGCTTTGGGCGATTCTTAATTCGCTCTAAAACGCTAGACGCAAACTCGCCAACGCTTTTTCCTTCTTTAATAAACTCTTCTGCAAGCTCGGTTTCGTTATGCTCGCGTCCATAAGCTTCAATTTCGCGGATACGCTTTTGCTCCGCTTGTCCAGCTTCTTTTATTGCCGCTTCCATATCTATGGCGCGTTCTTGAACTTCAACTTCCATTTTTTTTTCTGGTTTTTTGGGTAATTCGATTATTTCGGTTTGAACCCGTGTATTTCTCTCGCGTGATATTCCAACCGAAATATCGGCGGGAACAGTAACGATTGAGATTTCGTGAGGTTCAAAATCGGTTACTCGATATTCGGGCGGATTGTCTTTCGTTTGTTCCATCCGATGCACCGCGTATCCGACCGAGACGTTTTGTAAGATTCCATCCATGACATCCTGAAAAACCTCGTTTGCTCGTTCCGAGTTTCCAAATCGAATTGAAGCTCTACCGATTTTTTCTTCTATCCTGGCATTTTCCACGACTCCGACGGGTTGGTCGATATCGTGATTAAATAAGACCGGAGCCGAATTGTTCAACCGTCCAAGTCGAACCGATTCGGGTTTATGGTCTAAGATTTCCGCGCCGAAACTCCGTTCCACCGGAGCCTCGGACGAAAAGGAAATATCTAGTGTCCGCGAGTCCTTATTCGCGGTCGATTCTTTGACTTCTAAGATTCGGGTTAAAATACCCGTTTCAATTTTCTTCGTTTGTTCCATTTTCGACCTCGATGGTTTCAGTAGGTGCGGGATTTACCGGACCTGTTAAGTTCAAACCGAGTCCCTCGGCAACGTCTTTTTCTGCGGCAAGCTCGGCAAAAATATCGGTCCATTCTTCACCCGCTTCGCTGGTAATCTTACCGATTGATGTTACGCCCATTTGAAGTGCTAATTCTTTTGCTTTTAATTCCTTAAGCGGATCGACGTAAGACCAACCGCGACCATGAAAAACGACCTCCTCAAACTTGAACAGTTTGCTCATTGGTAAATTAATTTGACCCGTCGTTATTCCCATTATCAGCCAGTTGCGATAAACCGGATAACAGAATCGCGATATCATGAATTGCTGCAACGTTTTCCAATGCGCTTGATCCTCTTGGACACCTGCGCGTATTGATGAGTAATTAACGTTTTCAAGATCGTTTGCGAGTGCGTTGTAGGAAACTCCGCATCCGTTTGCGGCTCCGCGTAGAATCGCCTTTATGAAATCGGAAAACGCAGTCGTTGGATGTTTAGGATCAAACGCCTCAAAATCCATCCCGCTCGGTAATTGCTGAAACGTTCCAGGCTGGAAATCAGTTAATAGATTTCCTGCCTCGTCCTCGCCGTCTCCGACATATCCCGCACCGTCTGGCGATTTGAAAAAGCCCATCGATGATGATCCGATTCGACTAGCGACAAGCTCGCTTTCGGTGTAATCGTTCAGCATTTGGAGCGGTCTAATCGCGGTATTAAGCCACGGTATTCCTCGACTTTGCGATGGGCGTTCTTGAATGTACAAATGAATCATATCGGAAGCAGGAACGCGTTCCGTTTTTACATCATAAGAATAATCGTATAACTGATTCGGCGTTTTGATCGCTTGATAATAGGCGAGCGGTTTTCCAAATTTGTTCTGCTCAACTCCCATGATGATATATTGTTCATCTTTGAGCTTTATATTGTGATCAATTGGAATCGAATCGCCTTCCAAAACCCAAAGCGAAAAGCCGAAAGGGTTATCAGCCCCGCCTTTCATCATTCGGATAAATACCTCGCCGTCACGCGCCAGCGTTTCCATAACCACGTTCTGAACGCCTATCCAATCTAAACGCCCATCGATGGAAACGTATTCTGGATTTTTTGACCATTCGAAAAACAAGCGTTCAAGATAATTATTATCAATCTTGTCCAATTGGCCTTGCTCGTTTCGAGTCTTTGCCTGGAACTTAAAACCGCGTGATCCAATGACGTTTGCCTTAGTTAAATTGATGAATTTTTTTGCGTATTCGGAATTTTGGCAAAGCGATCTTGTCCGCGCCCGCATCGTCGAAAGCGATCCGCGCAATTCTTCGTCTGGCGTTGCGCTTGTTCCGGTCCATCCTGCGAAAATATTGTCAAACTTTGCAGAATCAAATTGACGCGATAAGTGAAGCATTTGGTCCCGCGTTATTTTCTTACGCGACTTCTTTTTTTTGAATATGTTTAAGAGTCCCATTAGTTCGTGAAGCGCGTTAAGATTATGCCATTATGACCTTTGCCCTTTTTGGCGCGTTCAAGACGCTTTTCTTTTAACCATTCGGCTTTGTATCGGTCGCGGAAAAGGAGTAATTCGTCAATGCTCATGCGCGATAGGCTTCGCCCTGCAATCGAATAACTTGACTGATCGACAGAAGCGCGTCCCTCGATAACTGCTTCAATCGCGGTTAATACCTTCCGCGCATGGCTTTGCGGATCGTTCGAGGTATCGGTCGATATGTTTTGAACGACTTCCCATTCGCCTGATTCGAGGCGTATCCGTTCCGAGGATGAGCTTTTCGTGACGTAGAGATTCCACTGGTAAATGCCGATAGTAAAACTGGCAGTCGTCCCATGCGCGATTGAAAAAACCCATTCACCACTTGAGTCCGATCCGGTTACCGTAAAATTCGTCGATGCGGCTCCGTTTAGGGTCGCTTTGTACGCCATTGCATAACCGCTCGATGGATAGTCATCGACGTATCCCGTTTTTTTCCAGTTCACGGTATCGCCTGCGACGATTGGCGAATCGTAAAGCGCCAACGTCGGCTCGGTTGTCGGATAATTCGTAGAATCGAATAAATTACTCAAAATCGCCTTTTATGTGATACCCCAGAAACCCAGGATCTTTTATTCCTGGTTTTCTGTTTCGGGTCTTGTTTCCGCTGATCTTGTAATCGTTTTTGTACCGCATTCGTGTTGACGTTCAGCATTGCAAAAGCCGCAAGGTTCAAAACCGCTAAATCAAGCGCTTCGTTCCTTGGTCTAAGCTTAATATATTCAATTCGCGGAATTCCTTTTGAATATCTTTTAACGGCCTTTTCAGCCGTAAGTTGGTAGCAGAATTCCTCGTCGAAATGTTCTGGAATGTGCCAGAATGCCGGTCCTGGTTCTTTGACTCGCAATCTTGCGAATAAGACTTCTTTAAGCGTGTTGGTTCCAATCGGAAATACGTTGCAATTTGCGCTATTTGCTTTTGAAGGGCGTCCGACCGCAGGTCGGCCCGTACCTCCAACGCCTTTAGACGCGTTAACTCTTGAACCGACCATCCGTTTACAAAATCGATAAACCGCTTGCGTTTCATAACCGCTATCAATAAGCGTTTGTATGATCCGCATATCTTTGCCGCTTGGATGCGTCCACGAAGCGCGAAGATAATCAGCAAGTTCTTCCCATACTTGGTTATTAGCCGGAGAACCATAGAAAATCTTTTGATCGATAAAATACAATTCGTCTGCATGGGAATGACCCACAACCAAGCATTCAAGACGATCCGCCTGGACATCGACGCCGCTGGTGAGTACGAAAACGCCGTCTGGAATCGGATTAGCATACGCCTCGCGGCGCTCAATAAGCTCGTTCGTGTCAAGTTGCTCACTATCTTCTTCCCAAGATTCGCTCAAATAAGTATTGACCCATGTCCTTAGTATTTCAGGATGCTTTTTCGCGTTTACGAATTCGTTTGCGGCTTGTCCGAGCGTAACGAATGGCGAATAGAGTCCGGAGAGGTGAAAA